AAGATGTTCTAAAACTTCTTGCTCATAATAAAGAAGTTTGCGTTGGTGCATACCCTAAGAAGGGCGTAAATTGGCAACGTATTAAGGATAGTATTCGTTCCAAAGAAGGTGATATTTCTGATAAAGATATTGCTGCCGCAGGTTCTGATTATGCTATTAACTTTAAATTTGTTAATAGAGATCTAAAACAGATTGCTATTGAAAATGGTGTTATTAAATTACATGATGGCGCTACAGGATTCATGATGATTAAACGCGAGGCAATTGATAAAATGATTGCTGCTTATCCTGAACTTAAATATAATAATGATTTAAATACTCCCCCAGATTTGCAAGACTTTTTCTATGCATTCTTTGACACTATGATTGATCCTAAAGACAAGCGTTATTTGTCTGAGGATTATACATTTAGTCGTCGTTGGCAAGATATCGGCGGGGATATTTGGCTTGATCCAACAATTTCTTTGAACCACTATGGTTCATTCAACTTCCAAGGCAATCCTGCACAAATTATTCAAATCCAACCGTAATAATTTAACTTTATATTATGAAATTATCTGATTTGCAGGAACAATGGGCAGAAGATTGTAAAATTAATGAAACTAATCTAGGACATGAATCTGCCCGCACGCCTCTATTACATTCTAAATATTTAAATTTTTTATCATCAACCAGGCTTAACCTTCGTAAAGCTGAAGCTGATTATTTAAATTGCCGACGTAAGAAATATAAGTATTACAGGGGCGAAATGACACAGGATGAATTAACAGATGAGGGTTGGGATCAATGGAAAGGTAATAAACCATTAAAAAATGAAATGGAAGAATTCCTTCAAGTTGATCCTGATCTAATTAGTCTAGAAGATAAAGTTGAATATTTTAAAACAGTACTATATCAATTAGAACAAATTATTAGATCACTAAATAGTAGAACTTGGGATATAAAGAATAGTATTGAATGGACAAAATTTACTAACGGTATGATGTAATGACAGATTTAATACGTATTAAAAAGAAGAATGAAGTTTACTTAGAAATTGATTCTGAGCCATCTGTAGCTCAAGAATTAAATGATCATTTTTCTTTTGAAGTACCAGGTGCTAAGTTTCATCCATTGTATAAATCTCGTATGTGGGATGGGCGTGTGAAATTATTTTCCATGTTCACAAAAGAATTATATGTTGGGTTAAAAGAATACGTAGAAAAATTTGCCAAAGATCGTGAATATGAAGTAGACACAACTGAATATGTTAAAACTGCCGATGAATGTACTTTGGAATCAGTTGCTGAATTTTGTAAAGGATTAAATATAGCATCGAAAGAAACTTCGATTGAAGTTAGAGATTACCAAATAGAAGCAGTATATCAAGCAATAAATGATGGCAGACGTTTATTATTATCGCCCACAGGTTCGGGCAAATCATTAATCATTTACTGTTTAGTTAGATGGCATGAACAATTTAACAGACGTCAATTAGTTATTGTTCCCACCACATCACTTGTAGAACAATTGTATGCTGATTTTAAAGACTATTCTAGTTTAAATGGATGGAGAACATCTGAAAATTGTCATCGAATTTATGGCGGTCATGAAAAATCTAATGAATTTAATGTTACAATTAGTACATGGCAATCACTATATAAATTACCAAAACAATTTTTTGCTGATTTTAAAACAGTATATGGCGATGAGGCACATTTATATAAAGCAAAATCTTTAACAAGTATTTTAAATAAGTGTTTAGATGCCCCTTATAGAATTGGGACAACAGGCACACTTGACGGATTACAAACACATAAGTTAGTTCTTGAAGGGTTATTTGGTCCTGTTTATAAAGTAACGACAACTAAAAAGTTAATTACAAATAAGACGCTTGCCGATCTTCAGATTTATAATTTAATTTTAGATTATTCCGATGAAATTAAAAAAGCTTTAAAGGGCAAGACATATCAAGAGGAAATGGATTTTATTGTTCAATATGAACCTAGAAATAAATTTATCCGAAATCTTGCAATTAAACAAGAAGGCAATACTTTAGTTTTATTTCAGTATGTAGAAAAACATGGCAAGCCTTTATATGAGATGATAGAAGAAAAAGCTGAAAATAGAAAAGTGTTTTTTGTTTTTGGCGGCACCGACACAGATCAAAGAGAAGAAATTCGACGTATAACTGAGGGCGAAACTAATGCCATTATTGTTGCATCTTATGGCACATTTTCTACAGGGATAAATATTAAAAACCTGCATAATATTATTTTTGCTTCGCCTTCAAAGTCTAGAGTTAGAAATTTGCAATCTATTGGTCGTGGTTTAAGAACAAGCGATACCAAAGATAGCTGTAAATTATATGATTTAGGTGATGATTTAACTTGGAAATCTAAAAAGAATTACACATTATTGCATATGATAGAAAGAATTAAAATCTATAATGATGAACATTTTGAATACAAATTATTAAGGATACCCATACAATGAATATCGAAAATATAAAGGTATTAAAATTATTGAATGGCGATGAAATAGTTTGCGAAATTGTAGAAGAAAATAGTCGTCGTACAACTGTAATGAATCCTATAATTTTAAATCATATAAGAATGCCTGCAGGCAGATTGCTAGTTGAATCATATGTTATGTCGCCCTGGACAGCATTTACTGCTGATGAATTTTATGATATACAAACTAGAAGTATTATTGTTTCATCTAAACCAAAAGAAACACTTTTAGATAATTATAAAAAATTTATAGAAGCAAGAGAAAACGACACAGTTGAAGAATTACAAGAAGATTTTGAAGGTGGCGATGCCTCCAATACTGTAGGCGACGTATTAGATAAATTATTAGAAAAATTTGAAGAAAGCACAAATGATGAACTCCCCAGAAAAACTACAAACGGCCACACCATCCACTAAAGCAGTAACTGCTCATTATGTAGACAATAAAAAGTTCTTGCAAGCTCTTATTGATTATAGAAAAAGTGTAGATGAAGCAAAAGAAAATGGTTTGGAACAACCAATCGTTCCAAACTATATAGGCGAATGCTTTATTAAAATATCAACACATCTATCGTATAAATCTAATTTTATTAATTACACGTTTAAAGATGATATGATATCCGATGGTATTGAAAATTGTCTAACTGCAGTTGCAAAATTTGATCCATCAAAATCTGCTAATCCATTTGCTTATTATACGCAGGTCGTATATTTTGCATTTATTAGACGTATTTTAAAAGAAAAGAAACAACAGGTAACTAAATATAAATTGATTGAGAATATGGATTTTGAATCTATTCTTATGCAAGAGGGTGAGGGTGGAGAAATCAACAATCAATATTTAGATTATCTAAGAAAGCAAATAGATACAATTGATATTGAAAAACGAATGATGGCAATGCCTAAAAAGAATAAAATAGTTGACGAAGAATCCGAAAATCCGCTTGACCTTGAAGGTTAATTTGCTATATAATATATTATTAATTAACTGAGGTAAATATGGCAAAACTTAAAGTATCCGAACTATTTTATTCTATTCAAGGCGAAGGCCGCTATATGGGTGTGCCTAGTGTGTTCTTAAGAACATTTGGGTGTAATTTTACTTGTGACGGCTTTGGTATGCCAAAAGGTGAAAAAAGTGATGAAAGAAATGTTATTGCAACACAAACAAAAAATTTTAAGAATTATAGAGATCTCCCCCTTGTTCATACCGGGTGTGATAGTTATGCTAGCTGGGATCCTCGTTTTAAGCATTTATCTCCCGTTCTTGATACTAATAGTATTACCACTACGATTATGGATATACTACCGCACAAAAGGTGGGAAGACGAACATCTTGTAATAACAGGCGGCGAACCACTATTAGGTTGGCAAAAATCTTATCCAGATTTACTAAGCCATCCATCTAATTGGAAATTAAAAGAACTTACATTTGAAACAAATGGTACACAATTTTTAACAGATTCTTTTTTAGAATTTCTTTGTAGTTGGCGTGATGGTTGGTATGATAAATCAATTAAAGAAATTACATTCTCTGTATCTCCTAAATTGTCAGTATCGGGCGAATCTTGGAATGATGCTATTAAACCTGATGTTATTGCACAATATCAAGAAGTTGGCTATGTCTATTTGAAGTTTGTTGTTGCATCAGATAAAGATGTCGAAGAAGCAGAACAAGCAGTAAATGAGTATCGTAAAGCAGGATTCATAGGTCCTGTTTATATTATGCCACTAGGTGGCACAGATCAATTGTATTCTCTGAATAACAGAACAGTAGCAGAGTATGCAATGAAAAAAGGTTGGAGATATTCTGACCGTTTACAAATCCCATTGTTTAAAAACGCATGGGGTACTTAATAACACAATATCCGCGTAAGGAAGGATTAAAATGTCATTTAATAAAACAAAAACAGACCCAGAATTGGGATTAGCAGTTCATCAACATCTAGTTAAAATGGGAGTAGAAACTCCCATGTCTAATGATGAATTTATGTCACAATGGGATAGAACTCTCAAGATTGAT